ATATCAAATAGCCTCTATCTATGGCTGGGAACCTAAGGATTTATAATGGAACATTTACAAGAATCAACTAAACACATATTAGATACAGCATCAATAGCTACTGCAGTAGGAACCATGATGCAATTACTACCAGCAATTGCTGCTTTATTTACAATTATTTGGACTTTAATTCGTATTTACGAAACTAAGACAATACAAAAACTATTAGGTAAAACTAAGGGATAACATGGCTACTTCAGGTACTACTACATTTACAGTTACCAGAGATCAAATTATTGAGGCTGCACTACGTAGTTTAGCAGTTCTTGAAGAAGGTGCTACACCAGGGCCTAATGCCCTAGAGAATGCTTCTTTCACTTTAAATCTTATTTTAAAGAAATGGCAATCAGAAGGTATTAAACTATGGACTATTAAAGAGTATATATTACCTTTAGTTCCTAATCAAACTTCTTATACTATAGGACCTTCAGGAACTTATAATTTAAATGCTGCTAAACCTTTAAGACTTATTCAAGCTTATTTAAGAAACCTATCTAATGACACAAGCTCAGTAGGTAAGATTTCTTTAACGTCTGGTGGTACGGGTTATACAGTACAACCAACTAATCCAGCAGCTACTACTGGTGGTACTGGATCTGGTGCTGTATTTAACTTAACATTTACTGGTGCTTCTGTTACAAGTGTAATGCTTGCTAATACAGGAGGTAGTGGCTATGCTGTAGGCGATGTACTAACAATGACTGGTGGTACCTTTACAACACCTTGTACTGTTACAGTAGACTCACTCTTAAGTGTATATACAGATATGCCTATGACTGTTATCTCACAACAAGAGTATAACATGTTAAGTTCAAAACAATCACAAGGTAACGTAAATACTGTATACTTTAAAGCTTGGAGAGATTACGGAGAACTAAGTGTATTTTTAACTCCTAATACTTTTACAGCTGAAAACTATGAAGTACATTTATTTGTACAAACACCTATTGAAGATATCACATCAGCCAACCAAAACTTTGACTTTCCTTCAGAGTGGTTCTTAGCTCTTAAATGGAATCTAGTTGCAGATCTTGCTTCAGATTATGAAAAGACTCTTAATGATAAACAATACTATGAACAAAAAGCAAGTATGCTTAAAAATGAATTAATGGATTGGGATATTGAGTGGACCTCAACATTCTTCCAACCAGATGTAAGGGGTGGATATAACAGGAGTTTTAGATAATGCCTATTGTTAATATTCCATTAACATCTCCTATAAAACAACGTACTAATGATATTAGCAAAGATGCTAAGATGGTTAACTGTTATAAAGAGACTATGGCTGATGGTAGGACATTAGCTGTTAAACGTCCAGGTAAGGCTGCCTATACAATTACACCAGCTCTTCCTACATCAGGGGAGGGTTTATGGTCTTATAATAATAACCTATATGCTGCTGCGGGTGGTAAACTATTTAGTATTACTAGTGGTGTATCTACACAATTACTTACAGGTATGAGTGGAGAAAATGTAAGTTGGGTAAATACCCTAGCTACTACTAGTCCTCGTCCTTTTATGGTGTTCCATGATCAAGTAAATGGTTGGTATTTAACTGCTACAGGTACTATTTATGAAATTCGTAAAATGGTAGCTGGTGTTACTTTTGTAAGTGGGGGTACAGGCTACCCTTCAACAGGTACATTTAGTATTACAGGATCAGTTAGTGGTAGTGGTGCTGGAGGGACTTATACTGCTTCAGGCGGTATTATTACTAATATTACTTTAACTACCCAAGGCACTAACTATGCAGGTACCTTAACAGTTGTATTTGCAGGTGGAGGTGTTGGTGCTTCAGCTCAGGCTTATCTAAATGCATTTCCAACAAACCCTGTTCCAGGTTTAGTATACCTTGATGGTTATGTATTTGCAATGGATTCTCAAGGACAGATCTTTCAATCTGATAATGAAAATCCAGGTGAATGGGATCCTTTAAATTTTACATCAGCTAAATCAGAAGCAGATAAAGGTAAGGCACTTGCTCGACATCTTAATTATGTTATAGCATTTAAAGAGTGGACAGCTGACTTTTTCTATGATGCAGGTAATGCTCAAGGATCTGTTTTATCTATTAACCAATCAGCTCATATGGAAATTGGATGTGCTGATGGTAATTCAATACAAAACCCAGAACAATCTTTAATTTGGATGGGAACTGTAGTTGAAGGTGGTAGAAACATTATGATTCTAGAAGGACTTCAACCTAGAAAAGTATCTACTAAAGCTGTAGAAAACTTCTTAAATGCTAGTAATTTAACTGGTACATATTCTTGGTTATACAAAATAGCTGGTCATACATTTTATGGTTTAGTACTAACTGATCAAGATGTAACCCTTGTATATGACTTAGCAGAAGATCAATGGCATTATTGGACTACAAGTAAAGATTATATTGCAGGTGGTGAAAACTATTTTGAATGTTCTTTTGTAACACAATTTCCATTTAACAGTGGTATCTTTTTTGTATTAGATGCTGTTAATGGTTTAGCATTTACATTAAGTCCTAATAACTATGTAGATCCTTTTGGACCTATTAGGATGCGTGTAGTAACAGATCGTTTAGATTTTGATACGTATGCATTTAAAACAGTATCAGGTTTAACTCTTTTTGGAGATACCATTAATGATGTACTTAACGTACGTCATACAGAAGATGATTATACTAACTGGTCTCAATATAGACAAGTGCAATTAAACACACAGAAACCAGGTTTATATCAACTTGGTAGGTTTAGACGAAGAGCTTATGAATATCTATATCAAGGTAGTAATCCTTTTCGTTTAGAAAAAGTACAATTTAATATTAATGGTAGATTAGATCCAAGCTCAGAATAATGAATGTAATTATAGTACCAAAAGAACATAGACACATTATATTTCCTAAAGTAAAACACTATCTAGAAAGAGCAACTGCTTTATCTGGTAGTAGGGCTACTATTGAAGAAGTTCAAAACAATGTATTAAATAAAGAACATCAATTGTGGATTGCATTTACAGATGATAATGACATTGTAGCTACTGCTGATACAGAAATTATACTGTATGGTACTGGAACTAAAACATTAGTAGGACATTTTATTGGTGGTAAAGATTTAGAGTCTTGGAAACAACCTATTGTAGATGCAATGGCTATGTTTGGTAAAGCAGAAGGTTGTTCTAAAATTGAATTTACTGGTCGTCGTGGTTGGACTAAACCGTTAAAACAGATAGGCTGGAAAGAAACGTATCGTGTATATGAATATAATTTGGAGACGCAACAATGATTAACTTATTTAACTGGGTAACTCTTTTAGTAGAGTCTTTTACATTCTATGGTGGTGGTGGTAAAGGTGGTGGTGGTAGCTCTCAAACATCTACTTCACAAGCTGTAGACTTTTTTGGTGTAGACAAACGATCAAAGTATGAGGATCTTCTTTACAAATATGTATCAGGAGACTCTGCAACTTTAGCTAATGTTAAAAATGAACCTGGTTATAAATTTGGATTTGATATGGGATTAGAAGCTTTAAATAGAAACTTTGCATCTACTGGTGTAGGTCCTACAGGATATCAGAATATTGCTTTACAAAACTATGGGCAAGGTTACGCACAAAACTATATTAATAATAAGATTGGTAGCTTAACAGCTCCATCAGGTGCTGGTATTAGCTTAGGTCAAAATTCAACAATGACAAGTAGTTCACAAGGTGCTAATCCATTATATAATGTAGCAGGTACTGCTATTGGTGCTATATTCTCTGATAAAAATCTTAAAACTAATATTAAACATATTCAAACTATTAAGGGTATTAAAATCTATAGCTTTAATTATATTTGGTCACATGTTAAATCTATTGGTGTCCTTGCACAAGATATTCTTAAGATGCCTGAATACAAGCATGCGGTAACTTCTACTAGTCTTGGTTACACTGTAGACTATTCTAAATTACCTATCTAATTAAAGGATTATATTATGGCAACATTTAGTTCTGGATTTGAAGCAGGTCTTCAGTTAAGAAAATACCTAGATGATAAAAATAGGGAAAGTCAAGCTACTGAAATTTATAATAAAAACAGAGGTATTAATACTAAAGATATAGTACCTGATGGTTTTGTAGCTCCTCAATCTGTGCCTCCTGATTATACACAACAATCAGGTTTTGGTGGTCAACAAGTAATGATGCCTAAAGGTGCTATTGCTATGACTGAGGGTACTACTAATCAAGAAATGCAACCAAGAGGT